ATATGATGATACGGCATTAGATCGGGTGAGTAGCTCGCGTCCCTTAACCTGAGGGGTCAAGTCTAGGGTAACGTTCTCACGCACAGGACCAGTTTGGCACAATGCTGCATTTCGCGCAGACTGAAATGTGGCTGGCGGTGTTCCCTCTGGATTGGGATCATACGCCATAATAACCTGGCCATTGGTGAGTGAAGAGCACGTAGTTTTGAAGTGGACTCGAAGTGTTTCGAACTCATAGTTATCGTATTCCTTTGCCACGCCAGCTAGCCAGGCACCCAAAGGTGACCCATGACTATAGGCAGTCAAAGCAGGTTGGACAGCGTATAGATCAGACACTGTAAATGCTGAACTAACGGTCAAATTCTCCTTAATAATTTCGGTGTGAGACACCACAGTACCTTTAGCCGTGGTGTTCAACTTGGCAGGCCTAGCGCGAATCGTATTGTTCACGGAAAGCGCTGCTCCGCGTTTCGTTTTATCGGACCCCATACGGGCAGTCCGCTTTTTCTGTTTATTCTTAATGCCAACCTTACCGTTGACCATACTATCTATATCGTGGTATCTATCTGTATGTATAACCATTACGGGCCGCAAAATAACCCCACACTTTCGGCGGCGCCATACATTGCCTTAACGACAACGCTAGGTGGCAAGGCCTCGTCAAACCTTCTCTCCATAGCTTCCTGCATGGCGGGCGTAATTCCAAAAGCTCGATAAAACGACACGCGTGCTTCAGAGGTCACTAATCCCGAATGGTTTCGCCCTCTTATGCACAACCGGTAAAATCCGGTATCACGGGTGAGCAGGGTGCGGGAGGGCGCGTACCCTTCCCCTGCACGATTGAATGCGTTATAAAAGGCTCGGTAAACTGGCATATCACCATACAACGCCAGTCCTCCAACACCAACGGACCTGCACCACCGGCGATATCCAGCTATGGTGTTATCTCCCAGACAGATTGTGTCTTTGCACAATGCTGCCTCAGGCTGTCTCACCATAAGCCAGACACTACCGTTCCACACTGGTTGCATTTGACAGAAAACGATCTGTTCAAACACATCCACCGGTGCTTCAAACTCCATCTCGAACCCAGCGTCTAAAAACCACGCTTCAATGTCCTTACGGATGGTACCGTTGTCCAGCAGTTTCCACAAATGCGCACGCTCTAAAATAATGACGCAATCGTCGCCATTATTTATCAAGTCACACTGAATGCCAAACTCCTTGGCCATTCGGTGAACTAGTGTGCACATTATCAAGCAATTTCCTAACCCGGTATTCATGTCCCCGCTGGCCCTCACTCCTCTGGTGTGCATCTCAATCTTGTATCCACCATGATACGCAACACCATAATTGCGCCTCTGCCTTTGCAAAAGCTTCGTGAGTTCTCTATCCCCAGCAAAAATTGCTTGGTAAATTGAATGCTCATATATCAAAGCATCCTCTGAAACATGCTGATCGAAGCGGCTAGCGTCAAGCCCAACTGCAACTGGGTCAGAATATCTGTCCCACTTACGTCGCAACTGAGCGGCAACCCCCTCGACTGTTTCACCCTTCATAACCACCTTCTCGTGGTCTTCATATCCCCAAATCTCTGCTAATGCATCGAATATCTTTTCCTCAACGGCTCTAGTATATCTTCCTAATGCTAGGTTGTACACTGGGCTTCGCGGTGATATCAATCGGGGAGCAGGGTCGCACTTCTTCGTAAAGTTGATCTTCTCAAACTTCACGAACAATTTCAACCAACTGTCCTTGTCAATCCATCCCCGCTCTTCATACGTCTTAGCGGCTGCTTCATAGATTTTAAGCTTGCTTTTGGGGCACTGTGCCAAAAACCCCTTGACACTCAATGGCCCTACATTGTGGCCGGAACAGCCATCAGCAACCCGCGATCTTACCGCCTCAACATACTCGTACATTTCTCCAGCCCACCATCCCGGTTTCGGTTGTGGTGTGGGTACTAATTTCCCCCCAAGCTGGACATTGTAAACCCTCTCTGTTATAGCACGTACTAAATTATTATAATTATTATTGTGACCCCTGAAGTCGGAATTGCCTCCCAACGCAACCCATTGGGATAAATGCCGGCTCCTTTCCTTGCTTGCACCCCCAAAGTATGTGACAGTCACTCCAC